ATGTAGCATTGCGTCTGGCGATGCAGTTCCGATACCTACTTCTTGTGAACTATTAATAGTAATAGCTGTGCTTGTAGCATTGTCATCTATACCTGTAGATGTGAAATTTGTTGCTGTGGCTAAAGGGTGACCACCTGCTGTAGCACCATCATGTACTACTAGAGTATTTTTATCAGTATCAACAGTTACTTCTCTAACTGCACCTGTGAAAGTTGAGTGTTGAGATGTTGTTCCACCTCTATGTTGTAGTCTTTTTGCCATACTATATTATACTCCTTAATTGTAAATTGTTATACATATTTCTATATTACAGTCCACCAAAATCTATTTGAAGATTTGTACCATCAATTGTTCCTATATTATTTAGGTTATAGTTTTGACCATCCAAATCACCACCTAATTGTGGAGTACCATCTTGCACAATATCGGTCAACGCACCTGCAACTACTGGATTCCATGTGCTTCCATCATAGTATTTAAGAACATTAGCAGTTGTGTTGTAAGCTAAATCACCTTCATCTAAAGAAGTCGTTGGATCTGCTGATACTACTCTATATCTATCTGCAAAAGAATTTACACCAGAAATATTAGTAGCAACTGTAGTTACATTAGTATTGTTAGTTGCAACTGTAGTGACATCAGATGCTATACCTGCAACAGTTGTAACATTAGCAGATATTCCTGCGACAGTTCCAATATCAGCTCCATCAGCAGCTACTGTATTAACATTTGCAATAGAACCGCCTACTAGATTTACATTAGCTATTGAACCACCAACTAAATTAACATTAGCAATATCATCAGCTACAGTTTCAACTAAAGAAGTTCCTGCTGTACTAGTTACTGCATCTACAATAGAACCATTATCTTCTATGTAAGAAAAATTATTTGCTAAGTCACTTCCTACTGCTGATACACTTCCAATGTTTGATGCAACTAAACCAATATCTGTAGCATCTGCTGCAACAGCAACTACTTCAGTATCAATTCCTGCAACAGTAGTTACATCTGCACTAATACCCCCAACAGTATTAACATTAGCTATGTTAGTTGCTACTGTTCCTATTGTGTTAGCTCCACTTAAATTAGTACCAACTGTATTTACATTGGTGATTGAACTACCTGTTAAATTTACATTAGCGATTGAACCCGCAACTGTTCCAATATTATTTGAACCTGCTAAATCTGTAGCAACAGTTCCAATGTCAGCAGTATCGTTTGCAACAGTTGTTACATTAGAAGATATACCTGCAACTGTAGAAACATTAGAAGATATACCTGCAACTGTGGTTATATTCGCTGAAATAGGTGCAAGTGTAGAAACACCAGAAGATACTCCTGCAACAGAAGTTACATCAGAACTAATTCCTGCAACTGTTCCAATATCTGTTGCATCATTAGCAACTAAAGTTACATCTGATGAAATTCCTGCTACTGTTGTTACATTACTAGAAATACCTGCTACTGTTGAAACATTACTAGATATACCCGCAACTGTTGTTACATTGCCAGATATTCCTGCAACTGTATTAACATTTGAAATACTGTTTCCAACAATATCTACATTAGAAATTGAGTTTGCAACAGTATCAATTTCAGATACTGCTTCATTTAAATCATTTGCAACAGTTTCTACTTCACTAACTGCTTCTGTTAAATCATTGGCTACTGCTATTACATCAGCAATATTTGTTGCTACCGTATTAACTGACCCAATGTTTGTAGCTACAATACCAATATCAGTTCCGTCATTTGCAACAGTTGTAACATCAGCAGCTATACTACTAACTGTACTTACATCACTAGCTATTCCTGCAATAGTAATAATATCTGTAACATCTTGAGTAAACTCTAATCCATTACCTGCACTATTTACAGATAATACTTTATTAGCAACAAGGTTTGGAAATGTAATATCAAATGTATTTGAAGTAGTAGCAGCAGCTTTTGGAGAAAATTTTAAATCTCTTTCTAATTGCTGAGCCATAGCAATTATTTTATCTAATTCAGTATTAAGTGAGTTAATTTGAAAAGCTCCAGATGTTGGAAAATCTGTTGTTCTTTCAATAGCTAAATCTCTATAAATTGTAATAACATCATTTAATGTTGCTCCAGGCGAACCTAATGTAATAGATCCACCACCAGTTTGTCCTGCACCAGATACCGAATATTCTGTTTGATCTGCTGGTGATGCAGCAAAAGTTAATTGTGTTGTACCATTAAATACTTTTAAATCTGCATTAGCAAAAAATTCAAATGGAACAGTAAAGCTAGTCTGTCCAGCTGTTGCAGTATATTGAACTCGTGGTTCTGTATCAGATATAGTAATTGCCATTAGCGAAGTCCTTTTTCAATGTCGTCAAATAACCAATCCAAATACCATACATTTTGGAATGGTATTAATCTACGCACATTACGTGCTGTGTAGTGATTATATTTGTTTGCACCTACATCATACATAATATCAAACACATTATAAATTTGTCCTGCTGATGGGCCCAATAATCCTACTTTAGATTTCATAGAAGATCCATAAGGTTTACCTTCACCAAACATTGGAGCTATACCAATTCTGTTATCTGTAAGAGCTTCAATAGATCTATTAACATCTACAAATATTCCACCTAAACCAGATCTATCAAAAGCATTTAATAATTTTTGAGTTAATGATAATTTAGAATAATCTTTACCAAATCTAAATTCATTATAAACAGAATCTATTAACATACCAGATCCCATTAATAATATTGATCCAAATAAAAAATCCATATCTTTTTCTTGCATACCTCTTAACAACATTCTTTGTGTTGATGCCATAGCAAATTTTTTAAACTGAACAATAGTACTCCAAAGTTCTTCATTCATAAATAATGGAGTATCACCTTTGCCTGGAGTTACAATTGTAATATTAATATCTTTATTAAGAGCTGCACCAAATCTTTGTTTAGCAATATCATCTGTCCATTCAGCTGTATTAGCCATAAAATTATGTTCTAACTTAGTACCATGTTTTTCAAACTCATTAGCTATTCTTTTTGCCATTTGTTCATCAATACCGGAAGATGCTAATGCAGTTTTCCATTTATCAGCTAAAGGATTACCTTTAGACCATTTAATAGAATCTTCTATTATTCTAGATCCAATAGTAACTGATGCAGCACTTTTCATAAATTCTGTCCATCTAGACATCATGTTAATATACATAAAGTTAAAGTTTGCTGCTTTACCCATAGCGCCTTCAACTTTTGATCCCATACCAAACATATCTCCAATATCAGAAAATAACATAGCTCTTTGACCTGTAATCATATCAACTGCTTCTGCAAATGAGTTAGCTTCTTTTTTACCAAGTTTAAAAATACCTGTTGCATTTTTGCCTGATAACATATCTGAATACATTTCAAATTGTGTTTTAAATCCTCTTTCAATACCAGAGGTCATAACAGTTCTAGCTACATCTGATACTGCTGCCATAAATCCTGTAAGCATAGTAAGAGCATTATAATGTTTCATTCCTCTCATAGCTCTAGAAGTCCAATGATGAGGATTAGCAGGTAAACCAAAAGTACCTCTAACTAACTCAACAGAAGATTCTAAATCTTCTAATACTTGATTTCTTTCTTTAACAAGTTTTAATTTTTCTTGTTTATTTTTAGCTAAATTAATTCTTTTATTATATTCTGAAGCAACTTGGTAAATACCAGGACTTGTCATTGATTCAGATTCAGAAATATACTTAATACCTAAAGCATTAGGATCACCATATTTTTTAGTAAATAATATATCTGGTGAAGTTTGTCTATAATAAGATTTCATTAATGAAAATATATCATTAACAATAAAGTTATTATCCATTAACTTAGCTTGTGTTTCTGGTAATAAATTTAATTCTCTAGCTCTTGTAGCTCTAGCATATCTAGGTCTATTAAAAGCAAATCTTTCATAAATAAGATCATCAACATTATCTGTGTATTTAGTTTTTTCAAATCTAATAAAAGGAAAATGATTTGATAGATCTTCTACTAATTGATTTAGTTTTTTATTATTAATAACTAAACCACGTTTAATAAAGTCTTCTCTAATAATTTCTTTAAATAAATTTTTATTATTATCGATTGCAGGTTTGTTATAAATAATATTAACATAATCTTCTACTAACTTATCTGCTCTAATTAATCTTTCTTTTAATTTATTAATTTTATTATCAATCAAGCTAAT